TCCGTATTCCAGGCCGGTTGATGCGTTCGCGCTCGCTATCGGTGTCTCCCCGGACCGTTCGAGCGCGGCGGTGGGGTTCGCAGGTCGCCGCGATGACGGTCTGTGGCATATCGAGTTGGACGAGCACCGCAAGGGCACCGGCTGGGTTGCCCCTTACGTGGCTGACCGGTGCGCGAAGAACAAGTTCCGCGCCGTCGTGGTGAACGGGTCGTCGCCGGCCGCGACTGTGGTTGAGGACTTGATGAGGTTGCGGGTGAAGGCGACGGTGATGACCGCGCCGGATGTGGCGCAGTCGTTCGGGCAGTTCTACGACGGTGTCATGGGTGCGTTGGACGAAGAAACCGGCCTCTTCGTGGACAGCACGGTTCGGCATATCGAGCAGCCGCAGTTGGCTGCGGCGTTGGCGGTTGCTGGGAAGCGTGACTTGTCAGGCGCGTCGGCGTGGTCGCAGAAGAACTCAACCAGCGATATTTCCCCGCTTGAGGCGTGCACGTTCGCGTTGTGGGGTGCGCAGTCATCGAAGGTGCTTCGTCCGACCAGGGGCGTCGCGGTCAAGGCTAAGGCGGTGATGTTCAGGTGACGTCAGCCTTGACCATCGTCCCGACTCCTCGTGTCCCGCGGGCGTTCCTCGGTGATGATGATCGGGATTTGTTGGCGTACCTGTTGGGTGTGATTGGTCGTTGTCACTCGCGTAACGAGGAGTTGTCGTTCGCGTATGACTCGAAGCGGCTGGTGAAGTCGCTGGGTATGGCGATTCCGTCGGACTTTGATGCGTTGAAGACGGTTTGCGGTTGGGGCGGGACGGTTGTTGACGTCCTGAATGAGCGTCGCATGGTTGATCATCTTGAGGTTGGCGACTCGGCAGAGTTCCAGGAGATGGTCAACAAGGCGTGGGACGACAACGACATGGACGCGGAGTCCCCGCAGTTCCAGGCGACAGAGATGGTCCACGGTATCGGGTTCTGTGTGGTCGCTCAGGACCCGGATGACCGGGATCGGGTGATTATCCTTCCGACTCCTGCTACGCGGATGACGATGGAGTATGACCGGGCGCGGCGGCGGGGTACGGCTGCTGCGTCGAATGATGAGGCGTTGCGTCCAGGTGATCCGCGTCAAGCGACGCTGTATCAGTTGGAGAAGACGACGGTCGTTGAGTTGGTCGGCGGCCGGTACCGGATTGTGGACGAGTTCGCGAATCCGTCGGGTGTGTTGCCGGTTGAGCGGTTCGTGAATCGTCAGCGGTTGGATGCTCAGTGGGGTCGGTCGGAGATCACTCCTGCTGTGTTGTCGTACACGGACCGGGCGGTTAGGACGATGCTTTCGATGGAGGTTGCGCGGGAGTCGTTCGCGATGCCGAAGGAGTTCCTGCTGAATGTGGCGCAGGAGGCGTTCCAGGACGCTGATGGCAACGCTGCCTCTGCGTGGGACATGTTCTGGACCCGGTTCAAGGCGTTGTCTGGGACTTTGAACGAGGATGGTGAGCTGCTCGGCCCGGAGCCGGATGTGAAGCAGCTGCCGGCGTCGTCGCCGTCGTCTCTGATCGACATGATCAAGATGGATTCGCAGCTTGTGGCTGCGGAGACGGGTATTCCGCCGAGCAATCTGGGCTTCGTGACGGAGAACCCACCATCGGGTGATGGTATGCGCATGTACGAGAACCGTCTGGTGAAACGCGCGAAGATGCGGAACCGGGTCGACGGGGCGGCTTATGGGCGGGTATCACGGCTGGTCCTCCTGGCGCGTGGCGTTCCGTTGGACAAGCTCCCGACCGTTCGCACGGTGTGGGTGCCCGAGGGGACGTCGACCCTGGCCGGCGACACGGATGCGATCACGAAGCAGGTCACTGCTGGGATCATTCCCGCGTCGTCGGATGTGGCGTTGGAGAAGCTCGGATACGGGCGTGAGCAGATCGAGCGGATTCAGGTTGATCGGCGTCGTGCGAGTGGTTCGGCTGCGTTGAGGTCGATCACGCAGCGGGTGACCGCTGATCAGGGTCAGCAGCAGGCAAGTGTCAGTAACGATAACGCCGCAGGCTAGTCAGCTCCGCGACGATCTGGAGTTGTTGACCAGGCTTGCGATTCGGGACTTGTCGGGTGTCGGTGATTCGTTGGACGCGTTGGTTGCTGCCATCGAGGAACTGGTTGCCACGTACGGGTCGGCGGCTGCGGCTGCTGCTGCCGATTGGTACGACGATCTGCGTGATCTGAACGAGGTTCCGGGGCGGTTTCAGGCCGTTGTTCCTGAGATCCGCGACCCGGGCGCGTCTGCCTTGGTCAGTTGGGCGTACCAGTTCGATGCTGTCCGGTCATTGATTGAGGGCGGCGTGCAGCGGCGCATCCTGAACGCCGCTCGGGAGACAATCACGGGTTCGTCGGTGGCTGATCCGCGTGCGCGTGGCTGGCAACGAGTCGGGCACGGCGAGTGCGGCTGGTGCCTGATGCTTATTTCGCGGGGCGCTGTCTATTCCAAGGCCACTGCGGACTTCTCGTCACATGATTCGTGCCGTTGCACCGCTCAACCCGCGTGGGGTGGGCGTGATGTGGCGGTGAAGCCGTTTATCCCGTCGGAACGCGACGTTTCCGACGCTGACCGTGCCCGAGCGAAGGCTTGGATCGCGGCGAATCTGTAAACCCGCTTCGGCGCGACGCCAAGCGAAAATTGAAGGAGAAACAGCCGCGATGGCTGATGCCCGCATGTGGAATACCCAGCCGATGCAGCAGCAGAAGACTGGCCCGATCGTCCCTCCCGCTGACCCTGCGAACCCGGTCATTCCCGATGGCGCGAAGCCTGACGGTGAAGGTGACAAGCCGCTCGGTGAGAACGGCGAGAAGGCGTTGCGCGCCGAGCGCTCGCGCGCAACCGCTGCCGAGAAGCGGGCCGCCGAGGCCGAGGCCCTGGTGAAGGAGTTCCAGGACAAGGGTAAGTCGGCTGAGGACAAGCAAGCGGAAGCCCTGGCGACCGCGAACAGTGAGCGTGACATCGCGACGGTGCGCGCGCTCCGGTACGAGGTGTGCGACGAGCAGGACTTGCCGTTGAAGGCGGCGCGGTTCCTGACCGGCAACACCAAGTCCGAGATCGAGGAAGCCGCGAAGGCTTTCAAGGAGCTGTACGGTTCCGGTAATGCCCCTGGTAAGCCCGCGACGGGCTTGCCGCCGTCCCCCAACGCGGGACGCGAGACCCCCAAGCCTTCCCGTGCGGAAGATGGTCTTGCCAAAGCGCGTGAGCGTTTCCCCGAGTTGACGAAGCAGTAACAACAACCTCTCTCGAAGGAGCAACCATGACGGACATCTCCGTCTCCACTTCGAGCTACCAGACTGAGAAGCGAAGCTGGTTGCTCTCCCCGCACGGCACCGAGCCGGGCGCGACCCTGTCCATCACCCTCGACGTGTCTGCGTTCACCGCGGCCACCCACTACCCGAACGGGTACTTCAAGTCGGGCATCGTCCTCGGCAAGATCACCGCGTCGGGATTGTACGCGCCGTACGTGGATGCCGCTGTGGACGGCACCGGCGTCGCTGCCGGCATCCTGTTCAGCTCGGTGAAGGTCCCGGACACCGCTGTTCTCACGAAGGATGTCGGCGCCGGCTTGCTCGTTCACGGGTTCGTGTCCGAGTCGAAGCTCCTGCTGGTCATCGCGAACGCTGCAACCGGTGGCGGGTTCATCGACGCGAACGGCAAGACGGACCTCAAGCTCATCCACTTCGGCGTTTGACCGGCTACAGGAATAAGGAGGCCACGAAATGGCTATCGTTTTCGATGGGCCGGTCGCCCCGGACGCGCTCACTACGTTCGTTCGCAACGTGCCGATCCCCAACCAGTTCGCGTTGAACCGGATCCTCCCGGATCGGTACTTCACGAAGAACACGATCGACGTGCAGGCGCTCACCCGCACCAACCGGACTGCGCGGTTCCGCGCGTTCGACGGTCGGCTGAACGTGTCCGAGCGGGACGTCACCTCGACAACCACCGTGAAGCTGCCGCCGCTGTCGTCTTCGATCAGCGTTGGTGAGCTGGAGCGGCTGAACCTGGAGTTCGCCCGTACCGGTGGAACCAACGTGTCCGCTGTGGTGGACGCGATCTACGACGATGCGACGAACTTGACCCGTGAGATCCAGGCTCGCATGGAGCAGGCCCGTGGTGATGTTCTCACGGATGGCAAGTTCACTCTCGCTGGTGAGGGTGGTCTGTACATGGAGGCCGACTTCGGTGTTCCGGCGGGCAACATCATTGCCACCCCGGCAACCCCGTGGTCGACCGTGGCGACGGCCACGATCATCGCGAACATGACGACCTGGCGGAACGCGTACATCGCGCTGAACGGGTTCGCTCCGGGTGGGTTCATCACTTCGAACACCGTTCTTGGGTACATGCTTCAGAACGCGGAGATCCGTTCGCTGGCCGCGTCGTTGTCGGGTACTCCGTCGCTGGTCACTCAGGCTACGGTGACGAACGCGCTGGACGCGTTCAGCCTGCCGCCGCTGCTTTTCACCTACGACACTGTCGTGGATGTGGATGGGGTCAGTACCAGGACCATCCCGGTTGACCGGGTCGTGTTCGTTCCGCCGAACATCAACGACCTGGGTTACACCGCGTGGGGTGTGTCGGCGACTGCGCTGGAACTCGTTAACAGCAACGCTGCTGATCTGTCGTTCTCGCAGGCGTCGGGCATCGTGGGTGTGGTCGAGAAGTCCGGTCCGCCCTACAGGGAGTGGACCTTCGTCGACGCTGTCGGGATGCCGGTCATCGCGAACCCCAACTTGCTGATGGTCGCGGTCGTCGCCTGATGGCTGATCTTCGGTACGCCGTCTACCTGGACGACCCCGATAACCCGGGCGAAACGGTTCGTTTCGTCCCGGGCGACGAGGTTCCTGAGTGGGCGGCGAAGCAGATCACCAACCCGAACTGCTGGGTTGACGGTGTCCTGCCGGGCGACGACAAGCCGAAACCGTCCACCCGAAAGCGGTGATGCCCTGATGCCTCCGTTCGCCGATGTGCAGGACGTCAACATCGGGCGCGCCTTCACATCGGACGAACTCGATTCGGTCGCGGACTGGATCGA